GCTGTTTGCGTTGTGTAGGGGGCAAAGCTTTAAGCATTTGCTCGTAACGTCCATCTGTAGCTAGAAATGGATTGTCTTCTAAACGAGCTGGTATAAACTTTCTTGTGAGCCCATCCTGACCTAAAAAGCTTTTGTCTGGCTCTGATGGCTCAATATATCTTTTCTTTACCCAGTGAGCACCAACGCCACCGGGGTTTGCTGTACAACGCATATAAGGAACAATTTCACTATCTGTTGTACGTAATCGTGATGCTAAGTAATTCCATGCAAACTCTGTGGGTAGGTGAGTAATCTCATCAAAACCTATCCATGAATATGCTTGTCCTTGATAACGATAAACATCTGCATCTCTTTCAAGAAACCCAAACTCTACTTTAGCTCCACTTGGGAAGTTCCAAAGCTTTTCTACTTCTCGGTACTTACAACCGGGAAAAGCTTTCGGATATAATTCTCTTGACTTATCTATCAGCTCCCGTAGCTCTGGCATTGAACGTCGTATGATTAAGGCCCTGTGTGCGCTCCTGTGAGCGTATCTGAGGGGGTCTACGAGCATAGCATAGGACTTACCACCTCCTGCTGCTCCACCGTACAGTACGTCCGTCTCAGCGGCTGCTAGGAACTCTGTCTGTGGTCCTTCGTTAGGAGCAAAGATAACATTCTTTTTTGCTTCCTCTTTAACGGCTTTAGGAGTGTTTGACAGATTCTCAGGAGTTATAATTTTAGAGGCATTAGGATTCTCTAATTTATTTATAGCCTCTTTAGTATTTTTCAGGGATTCTTTATATGAATATAATTTAGATTCAACCTTAGCAATTTTCTTTTGTTTTTCTTTTATTACTCTGGTAGCCGTCATTTTAGCTTTAGTTTGACTGTGGTAGTTATAACCCCTACCTTTTGAACCTTTAGGTCTGCCACCGCGTAGCTTAGGCGTACCATCTTTCTTTAAAATAAAATTACCATTATCATCGGTAAGATATTTATCTGGATTACTGTCCCAATCGTTCATTGTCAATTATATTCTTTAAACCTTGATAGCTTAGTTTACGACCTGTCTTATGTTCTAACCACATAGACCCATCACGTAGGGATAGTTGTTTATTAATTACTGCTTGTTTAATATCTTCTAAGGCTTCTAGTTCTAAAGGCACAGGTACTAATTCTTTATCTTCTTTCTTATATCCAAAAGGTACATGCCCTTTAAGCTTCCTCATATTCTCCATCAATAATAACCTCTTGTTTAGAAGGTAATATAAATAAGCCTCCTTCTGTTTTATGATTAACGTCTATACGATCTGATTTACCCAAGCCTACACGATCTAAAATAGTTTGTGCAGCTTGTAGTCTCATGTTAGCTTGTGGAATAGGTACATCAGAGTTCATAACTTCCACAAGTTTTAAAGCAGCTTTTGGAGCTGACTGGGCTAGGATTCCTTCAGCTAAGTCTAATATTTCTTTTTTTAAAGATTTTACAACCTGATAATGACCACTATTGTATCCAGCCAACTCCGCCGCCCTCTTCGGATCACCTCCTTGTTCAACTAGGTGGTCTAAGAAAGATTGTTGTTTATCTGTTAATTCTTTATTCATATTTACATTATAGGGCTAGATAGGATGTTGTCAAGTACTATTTTTTATTTTTTACTTGACAAAATTAAATTTGAACTGTATACTGACGTAATCGGTCCCCCCGGTTACATATAGATATATGTATATCCTTCTTCTTTAAATACCCGCCCTAACCGGACAAGATCCTATAAGACCCTTATAGCTTTCTGTCCGGTTAGTGGGTCTTTGAATACCCGTCTTAAGTACCTGCTTGACACTCCAGAGTTTCCCAAAATGTATAACATTTAGTATATATAGGGGGTGGGGGTGCTGGCCTCCTGCCCACCCCTCCGAAGTCCTCTAGAGTTCTCTAAAGAACTCTAAAGATCTATTAGACCCAGACCATTAAGTCTCTCTAGAGAGACTCCAGAGATCTCCAGAGTAAATTACTTTGTAATTAGTGTGTACTTGATAGTCTCCAGAGAGACTTCCTAGTGTATAAGTTTTAAAGTTTCTTTAAAACTCTCCGAAGAATTTCAAAGACTTACGAGCTTTTCCCACCATAGTATATTTATACTATGAAGGTTTTTAAAGTTAGTTACAAAGTAACTAAAATAATTCTTGACAACCCTCCAGAGTTCTGCCATTCGCGCACATATCTACACATACCCGACCCCCATAATCTATGATTATGAAAATAATTCACTTTACAACCATCCCGATGTTTGCCATCGCGCAGGCACACATGCACACACGACCCTCACTACTACGTAGTGTCTAAAAAGACTTGACAGGCCTTCCGAGGTTTGCCATCGCATGCAGGCTATGTGCACACATGACCTACGGCTTTCTTCACGCACGGTCCGAAGGACTCGCGCACAGAAAGTTGTTGACAGCGACCCGACTGGCATGCCAAAGTGGAAAACGTCAAAGCAGCGCTGGGTTGCTTTGCCTCACACTTAGGAGATGTATATGTACGCTATCGACGAAAACCGAATCGCTTCAGCCAAACAGTTCAACGCAGTGTGTGCACACTACACACAGCTTATCGCAGATAAGCAACAGCTCTCTCAAGCCGACCGTTATACTTTGTATAAGAGGATGAGAGGGGCTGTCGGGCATTACTTCGGAGAAGTACTTAAGTCTCGTATGACTCATGGTGATGTGCAATTAGCTTTCGCTAATAAACTGGTGCCCTCGGATATCTTAATATCTATTAAGATTCCTGCGTCTGAACCGAAGGTTGAAGAGCCTAAGCGTGGTCGAGGCAGACCCAAAGGGTCTAAGAATAAGTCTAAAGAGACTACGAAGTCTCCAGAGACTTTAGAGCAACGAGTAGATTCTTTAGAATCTAAGATGGATAAAATATTAGAAATATTATCTAAATAATATCCTGAGTGTGACTCCTGAGCATGAGATTAAACTGCTCGTTTTATTAATTTTAAAAGGATTATTATGTCTAGATATAAATCAGAAGAATGGAAAGAATTAGTAAGTCTACAAAATAAAATGCCTCAGCAGGACATTTTAACTATCACTGGCTTCATGGATCATAAAGAATTTATACAGCATCTTGAAAGATACCGTGAGTTTTTAGGAGTTTAGATAACTTAAAGTTTTTATTAATTTTAATTTAAGGATTACTTATGACTGATATTATTAATACAGAAAGTTCTTTAGAAGAACAGGTAGCTTTTTTATTAGATCAAAATGCTTTACAAGAAAATCTTATTGAAAAGCAAAAAAGTATGATCGAGCTTTTAAAAGAGCATAATTCTTTTCAAAAAAATCTTATTGAAAAGCATGAAGAATTAAACGAAGTTAATAATAGAATTATTGATAATAATGATAAAATTATTGACAACTTTAAAAGTATTCTTGGTGTTGAAAGAAACGAAGAGGAAGAAATTATTGAGGATAATATCCTGAGCACGCTATAAAACTGCTCACTCACTTAGGAGAATATATGAAAACTATATTACATGTTAATCAACATAATATTAGAGCTAATAGTAAAGGTTCTAACTTGCCGGTGCTTACTGTTAAAGATTATAAAAAGAATAGGAGGTGTAACGAGGCAACAATTAAAGATGCTGAAGGTAATGTTGTTGCTAAATTAATATATCGTCCTGATAAACCTTTAAGTTGTGGTGCTAAAGTTTGGATTGAAACTGAATTAAATGTAGAGGTGTTATGATAAATTTAAATAAGAAACAACAAATTTCATTGCTCCGAAAATGGAAGCAAGAAAATAATGGAATGAGTTTTTTGCAGTTTAGAAAAACTGTTAAGCCTACATTTGGAATGGATGGTGCCGTTGTTGTTAAATGGAGTTCTATGTGGCTTGCAATTGAATCTGATGGTTATGTACATACTTAAGGAATTAAAATGCCTATACATTTCAGTACAATGACAGGGAAACTTAAAGGTATTCCTGCAATAAACACGAACACCGTGACCAATGAATATTGTATCAAGATGAATAAATCTGATGCTATTTGTAAGTCATGTTATTCTATGAATATGCTTAAAGGATCTAGGAAAAACTGCCAGCCAGCCTTTGAAAGAAACTCTAAAGTCTTTGTTGATTTAATACCGATGGAAGATTTACCAGTAATTAATGCGGCCTTCTTTAGATTTCATGGGCATGGTGAGCTGATTAACTTTAACCACATGATTAATTTTCATAATATAGCTGAGAAAAATAAACATTGTACTTTTTCTTTATGGACTAAACGAAAAGATATTATAAAAGAATATAGATCTATTTATATAAAACCTAATAACTTAATACTTATTTATTCTAATCCTATAGTTAATGAACCTATGGAGATGCCACCATTAGCTTTTAATAAAGTCTTTAATGTAGTAGAAAAAGATCATTATGAGAGCATACAAAACTGCACTGGACAAAAGTGTATAGATTGTTTAAAATGCTACAGGATGGTAGGCCCTGATGTGATTACCGAAGCCATAAAGAAAAGGAGTTAGTATGTATTATGCTACAAGAGTTGATTCATGCAGTGGGATTTGGTGGCATGGTGAAACTTTGAAAAGTTTTGTCAATAAATTTCATGATGGAGATGAGCTTCTTATATGTAAAAAGAAACCTCACACTGCCGATTATGGATATTATTACAGATTAGTAGACGGTAAAATTAAACGTCACCCTAAAAAAGCAGTTAATGTAATGTGGATGAAAAGAGAATTAGGCTTATGAATATACAATTTAAAGTCGGTAATGCTACCGGCACAGCTGATGTTTATCATGAGCACCCAGAATATGAAGGCTTTTATTTATTTTCTCCGGGGTACATTGAGTTTTCTGATGTTATTCTTAATGGGAAGAAACAACCCTTATTTAAATACAATAAAGTTTTAGAGGATATAATGATGGAGGCTTTTTTAGATGCGACATAGCTGTTGGGTTCAAGTTGGTCATGATGTTATTCATTTTAGTGGTAGAAAAAAGCAACAGTTTAAAAAGTTTATACCTTTTAAAAATCTTAAACATGTTGAAGATTACTTTAAAAAAGAAGGAGGTACATATTATATATACAATGGAACAGTAAAACCCTTGGAGCTTCATGGAACTTATCAGTTCATTAATAATAAACTAACGAGGTTAGATCATGCAGATTTTGGTGACGATTAAAGAGTCTTATGGTAGGAGTTTAATTTATCCTGCTTGTGAAACGGCAGATATGTTTTGTAGAATAGCAAACAAAACAACCCTGTCAGAGCAGGTAATTAAATATATTAAAGCGTTAGGATATACTATTAAAGTAAAACAAGAGGAAGTAATACTATGAACAATGTAATTAATATGTTTGAAAACACTAAGGTTTCTGATTATGGTCCTGCTAGTTTTGATATTGATCAAGCACCGCTTACTTATATTACTGAGCATGGTGTTGAACAAGCATCGAAGCATGTTATTTATCGAACAGATACGGGAGAAGAATTAGGTATTCATGGCTCAAGATACTCAGATCTTTATGATTTATCCTATAAAAGAATGATAGATAATCAAAGAGATTGTATTAATAGATCTGGACTAGACCTCGGAGGTCTTAGCGAAGACATACAAGTATCACATAATGGTGCTAAATGTTTTGTAAGGCATACCCTGCCAGATGTAAAACTAAGAACTCCAGATGGTGATCAAGCAGCCCTAACATTCTTAACTGTCAGCAGTTTAGACGGAACCTTCCCCTTTATATCTACAACGGGAGCTAATCAGTGGGCTTGTATGAACGGCCAAGTATTTACTAATGGTGCAGCTACCATGTATAAATCTAGACACACCAAAAAATTAGACGTGGATCATGCCGCTAAAATTATGCACCAAGCTGTAGATATATTTAAAGATGAGGTAGACAAGTGGTTTGTCTGGTCTGAGATTGGCGTAAATAATTTGGATGCTTTCTTTGCTTTTTCTAAAGCAGCTAATGCAAAGGCAGTGTTTGATTGGCGTAAAGAATATCCAACATCCCCCATAAGCGAGATGCTTTTACAACCTAAGATATATAGTAACACTGCGTTAATATATATGTGGGATAAATATACTACACATTACTCTAAGAAGATGGGTACAAATCAATGGGCTGTATACAATACACTTACTGATTGGTCTACTCATGCTCCAGCAGCGAGAGAATCTTCTCAAGTAAACATTGCTTCTATATCTTATAGACGTAGCGAGACTGTTCGTGATACAATTCTTTCTAACTTTCGGGAGGCAGCGTAATGAATATAGATACCGATGCAGACTACGTAATTGAGGCTTACTGGTGGGATCACAAGCTAGTAGACAATGTAGTTAAGCGCAAGAAAAAGCACACGTTGGCTTGTATAACGTGCTATAAAGAGTATGAAGATCCTTCGGGGCAACTTGAGGAAATACTAGCACTAAAAGATGCGCTTACTGTAGCATACCACTATCATCCTGAAGGTGATGTGGTTGTTAAGTTAACTATTAAAGATTATCTGGTGAACGGATGAAAAAGCAAGTTAGATTTAAGAACAATCCGAACCTAACTGTCGCCGAAGAAAATGTAGCAAACCTTTTAAAGCTTGGACATACTGACCAAGAAATTGCAAGCATTATCTACTGTTCTCATCGCACAGTTAAGGCTCATGTATCAAATATAAAACAAAAAATGTTTGTTAATAACAGGGTTTTACTAGCTTTAAAATTACATGGAGTGCAAGTATGAAATTTGATATAGGCTGGGACACAGTAGAAGCAATAGGCACAGAGTACGTTAAGCATTCTTACATTAATTTACTGGAGATAATTCAGGGCTGGGATCCTGACAACGAAGATCACCAGAAAGAAATTATGGAGGATGAGTGGAGGGTTGAATGCTTTGAAACTGTTTTAAAATACATACTACCTAAAGGAGAATCGCATGCGTTTATTGCTGGACAAAGGCAGAAACATCTCAGCCAGATTGACCTCTTTAATTAAAGGGGTTTGGGAAGATGTAATAGCAGGTGAATTAAGTGGGAATGAAAAGACTTACTTAAAAACATCTGCCGTTGTGTTGTTATTATTTCTTTATGTATGGGTGACAGTATGAAAGTAGAGTTGATTGATATGATGGGCGGGGATTTGACTGTTGTAAATAGTGCCAGAGTTTCCTTCGATAAGATAGCATTAAAGTTTAAGGAGTCAGATCAAAAGTTAATTAGATACCTAGCAACACATGACCATTGGACCCCTTTCGCACACGTCCAGTGTCAGTTTAGAATTAAGGCCCCGGTCTTTGTTGCACGTCAGTTGGTTAAGCATCAGGTCGGCATGGTCTGGAACGAAGTCAGCCGTAGGTATGTAGACAATGAGCCAGAGTTTCATGCCCCTGAAGCTTGGAGGAAACGTGCGCCAGATAAGAAACAAGGTTCATTATTAGAAACATTTACAGGCAGAGATGAGGAGCGTTGGGACACAAAGTATTGGGGCCTCATGGAAACCTGTAAGACTATCTACGATAACATGATTGCTTCTGGTGTAGCTCCTGAACAGGCTCGTATGATCCTACCGCAGTCTATGATGACTGAGTGGATATGGACAGGATCACTGGTTGCATTTGCTAGGGTAGTTAAGTTAAGATCCAGTCCTGATGCACAGTATGAGTGTCAACATATTGCAAAGAAAATTAAAAAAGAGTTGGACAACACCCCACAAGTTGAGTATTCTTGGAGAGAATTATGTCACTAAACAATAGCGTTTTCGTACACAACACCGCTACAATTAAAATTGAAAGATCTTTAGCAGGTGAGAGCCAATCCAAAAACACTTGGGACATTACGATAACAGATAACGAAGGGCAGACTGTTTCTATTTATTGTTGGGGTGATGATGCTATACTTACTGGAGATTTTACAGGAGAAGGTGTATGACAGCAGACGAGGAAGGTTGGATTGAGGGCATGGCAGACTTCTATTCAGCAGTAGATGACGCATGGGCTTATGCTTTTGTAATGAGCTTAGGCACACGTACTCCGAACGACGCAACAAAACAAAAGTTTATTGAGTTTGTTTCAGATACTTTGATGAGCGTAGAAGGAAATCTTACTTGTAAAACTGATGACATCATCAACATGATCCCTGACTTCATTGAATACTTAGGAGACTGGTAATGTTTGTAGAAGATATATTGAAATTAAAAGATAAACTTTTAGATCCTAAACGGAGTGACGAGTTCAGGGTTCCGTTATACTTAGAAGGTTGGAGGTACTGCGATGTAAAAATAGGAAGTAAGTTATGCACAGTTAAGCCCTGTGCTAGAGGTAAGGTACATAAATATTCAGTAAGAGGTATCAAAGAAGAACTTAATCAGACTTACTGGAGCGCTGCTCTTTGTCATGCAGGACGTAAAGGGAAACGACCTCGCAATTGGAAGCAATTATATGCTTGACAAACAATAAAGCAGCTGTTAAAATTTAGATTCATAAATCATAGGAGAAAACAATATGGCTATTGTTAATGGAGTTGCTTACTGGGCTAGTGTTACAGCACCTAACACTACTTACGAGCCTTGCTATACTATCAATCTTGTAGTATCTGAGGAGGTAGCAGATGAGTTTAGGAGTGCTGGACATACCGTTAGGGATAAAGAAGAAGGCCCTACTATTGTGTTTAAACGTAAAGTGCATGGTCCTAATGGTATGATTAGGAATCCTCCTAAACTTATTGACCGTTTCAAACATGAGATGGACTGTCAGGTTGGTAACGGTTCTACTGTACGTGTCCAGTATAAAGAATGGGAAAGTAACCGACAAGGTAAACTTTGGAAGGGCTTAGATTTACAAGCCGTCCAAGTTATTGATTTAGTTACTTATAGTAAAGGTGGTCTAGATGAGTTCGATGTTATTGAAGAGGAGGTAGATGAATTATGACACAGTTTACATACAAAACTGACAATGGTTTATACAATGTAGAACTGTTAGAAGACCAAGCTAAGATTGCTTTTAATTATTTAGCAGAGGTTGAAGCAGAAGTTCAAACACTTAGCAAACGCATTGATGTATTAAGGGCAGCTGCTAAAAGTTTTCATGAGGTAGTTCAAGAAAACTTAACAGACTCTGCACTAATAGATGAGAAAGAAGAGGAGGAAAAACAAGAGTCTTAATTAACGGGGGTGTAACAGCCCCCTTTTTTTTCATTAGGAGTTAATATGCCGTTCGTTATTTTTCGCAAGCCTTGTCCTGAATGTGGTGGTAGTGATCCTGTCCAGATAAATGACAATGGATCAGCTAAATGTTTTAGTTGCCAAACTTACTTTAAAGACTATGAACAAGCTGTTAAAGGAGGAACAGTTAGTGACTTTAAAACTTATAAGAACAATACAATGAACACAAGTGAAGGAGAATATATAGATCTTAAAGACAGAAATATTTCTGTAGCTACAGCTAAGAAGTATGGAGTCAAAGCATTAACTAATAACAAAGGCGAAGTAGTAAAACATTTTTATCCTTACTATAATGCTAATGAAATTAGTGGCTATAAAATAAGAGAACCTAATAAAGTATTTTCATGGAGTGGTCAGGCAAAAGAGTCAGGTCTTTTTGGACAACAGGCTTTCAACCAAGGCGGTAAGTACATTACTTTAACTGAGGGAGAGTGCGACGCAATGGCTGCATTCGAACTGCTCGGTTCTAAGTGGCCTGCTGTTTCTGTTAAGAACGGTGCGGGTGGTGCGGTTGCTGATGTCAAGAAAAATATAGAGTACCTAGAAAAATTTACTACTGTAGTCATAGCGTTTGATAATGATAAGGTTGGTAAGGAAGCAGCTCGTAAGGTAGCAAAGCTTTTAACTCCGGGTAAGGCTAAGATTCTTACGCTTCCCGAAGAGTATAAAGATCCCAATGATATGTTACGGCAGGGCTTGCACCATAACTTTATGAATGCTTGGTGGGCCTCTAGTATTTATACGCCATCAGGTGTACTTAATTTAACTGACAACCTTGATAAGTTAATCACTCGGAAAAAAGTAGAGTCAATTCCTTATCCGTGGGCTGGTTTAAATGAAAAGCTTTATGGGATGCGGAGAGGCGAGCTTGTTACTATAACAGGAGGTACTGGCTTAGGTAAGTCTAGCATCACAAGAGAACTAGAACACTGGATTCTTAATGAGACAGAAGATAACGTAGGCATCATTGCTCTTGAGGAAAACTGGCAGCGTACCGCCGATGGTATTCTATCCATTGAAGCTAATGAGAAGTTATACATTGAGCAGATAAGAGAGCAGTATGGCGACGAACAATATGAAAAGCTTGTTAATAAAGTGTTTACTGGTGACAATGAAAACCGCCTCTGGATACACGCTCACTATGGGGCAACTGACTTTGATGATATCTTATCTAAGATTAGGTACATGATTATTGGATGCAACTGTAAATGGATTATCGTGGACCACTTACATATGTTAGTTATGAGCGCTGCCTTTGGTGACGAGAGAACTACTATTGATAATATTATGGGTGCACTTAGTCGTCTTGTTAACGAAACAAATGTAGGCATGATATTAGTATCACACCTCCGTAGAATTGAAGGCAATAAGGGACATGAGCAAGGTGTCAGCGTAGGCCTCTCACACCTCAGAGGGTCTGCAAGTATAGCTCAGATATCTGACTGCGTTATTGGCTTGGAGCGCAACCAACAATCAGATGATCCACAAGAAGCAAACACAACACACCTTAGAATACTTAAGTCTAGATATACAGGTGATGTAGGTATGGCAACTCACTTGCTTTATGATAGAGATACTGGTAGACTTAAGGAAGTATTCATAGAAGAAGAAACTAACGAGTTAGAATTATGAAATCTTTAGTCTTTGATATAGAAACAGATGACTTAAAAGCTAATAAGATATGGTGTATATCTGCGCTTGACGTAGACACAGAAGTCCAAGTATCTTTTGGGCCTTCTCAATTGCAGGAGGGTTTGCAGCTACTTAAAGATGCAGATAAATTAATTGGTCATAACATTATTGGCTTTGATATACCCGTCATAAAAAACCTAACTGGCGTAGACTTAACAGATAAAAATATAGTAGATACTTTAGTTTTATCACGCTTGTTTAACCCAGTACGTGAGGGCAATCATGGGCTAGAAAGATGGGGCTATGCACTAGGCTCTCCCAAGATTGAGTTTGAGGAGTACACAAAGTATAGTAAAGAAATGCTTAAGTATTGTGAGCAAGATGTATACCTTAACTATAAAGTATATGAAGCTTTGAAAAAAGAATCTAAAGGTTTCTCTAGAGAAAGCGTAACGCTTGAGCATGAGACCTGTAAGATCTTAGCTGCTCAAAGAACTCATGGCTTCTTCTTCGATGTTGAAGAAGCGAGTAAGCTGTTAGCTTATCTAAACAGTAGGACAGCTCATATAGTAAATAAAATAAATGAGGTATTCAAACCCAAGAAAAAAACTAGAAAGATATTTAAAAGATACAGCCCTAAAGGACGGCTGTTAAAAACAGGGATTGATAATTTTAATAAGGGTACAAGATTAACTGATGAAGAGTATGCAGTTATAGAGCGTACAAATTTTGTAGAAAGAATATATACACAAGAGTTTAACCCCGGATCAAGACAACAGATAGGCGAGTACTTAAAAGATTTTGGTTGGAAGCCTGTTGAATATACACCTACAGGTCAGCCTAAAGTAGATGAAAAAATTCTTTCTGAAATTAAAGGTATACCAGAAGCAGAAGTAATAGCTGAATACTTAATGCTACAAAAAAGAATAGCTCAAATTAATTCTTGGTTTAAAGAACTAGACGAAGACTCTAACAGAGTACATGGTTTTGTAAATCATAATGGTACTATCACAGGAAGAATGACACACCGTAATCCTAACATGGCACAGATACCCAGCACTAACTCTAGCTACGGCAAAGAATGTAGGGCTTGTTGGACTGTACCTAAAGGATATAAACTTGTAGGCATTGATGCGTCTGGACTAGAGCTAAGAATGCTTGCCCATTACATGAACGATGAGGACTATACAAATGAAATTCTCAATGGAGACATACACACCACTAATCAAAAGCTTGCAGGACTTGAATCAAGAAATCAGGCTAAGACTTTCATCTATGCCTTACTATACGGAGCAGGAGATGCTAAACTTGGAACAGTGGCTGGAGGAGGTAAAAGTACTGGAAGGAACCTTAGAAAATCATTTATTAGTAATCTCCCATCATTTAAGGCTGTTAAAGATAGAGTCGCTAGAGCAGCAACACGCGGCTACCTTAAAGCATTAGACGGCCGTAAGTTGTATGTAAGATCAGAGCACAGCGCCCTTAATACTTTACTACAAGGAGCAGGAGCTATTGTAATGAAGCAGGCATTGGTTATACTAGATAAGAAAATCAAACATTTAGATGCGCACTTTGTTGCTAACGTACACGATGAATGGCAGATAGAAGTCCGACAAGATCAAGCTGATGAGGTAGGTAGGCTAGGTGTTGAGGCAATCATTGAAGCTGGTAAGGTTCTTAAACTTAACTGCCCCCTCGACGGGGAATATAAAGTAGGAGATAACTGGAGTGAAACACATTGATAGGACAACTAGATTTGTTTGAAGAAACATATGTTTTATATGGAAAGATGTACGCTAGTGATGGTGTATATATTCCAGATATAATTTGTACAGGAGTTTATGAACATTGTAAAATGATTGAGGAATCAGCCCCTTGGGATGAATACCTTTACACCTATATAGATTTTTATTCCGACTAAAGAGGAACTTGAAATGAAACCAACTAAAATAACAAACACCAAACCAAGGCATGAGCCTAACAGATTAGGTGATATGGCAGAACACTACGCTATCACTTGGTTATGGGACAACGGTTATCATGTCTTTAAAAACTGTGGTTG